ACTATTGGATTCTGGAGCACCTCATTCATTAGGGGTACAACATTAGACAGAGCTATCATTATAGTTGATGAATTTCAAAACTTGAATTTTCATGAGTTAGATAGTATAATAACAAGGATAGGTACGGACTCCAAGATTATGTTCTGTGGAGACGCTACTCAAACTGATTTGATTAAACAGAATGAAAGGAATGGTATTCATGACTTCATGAATGTCCTAAGAGTTATGCCATCAGTAGACATTATTGAATTTGGTATAGAAGATATAGTAAGATCAGGTTTGTGTAAAGAATATCTACTAGCTAAAACGGAATTGAATTTATGAGCTTTACTCATTGTAATTTTTTAGGTGATCTTGAATTAGATAAAAGAGAAACTCCTGGGTGTAGGTTGTACCAATTACCAAGTGGTAAGTGGGTTCCATCTATTACATCAGTAACATCTTTTTATAACAGGCAAGTCTTTATCAACTGGCGTAAGAGAGTTGGTATGGAGGAAGCAAATAAAATAACCAAGAAAGCTACTGCTCGTGGTACTGACTATCATGAGGCAGCACAAAAGTATCTAGAGAATGGAGAACTAGATTGGGATAATTATACTCCTATTACTCAGTTTATGTTCCAGCATAGTAAACCCTATCTGGATAAAATAAATAACATACATGCTATAGAAAGAACCCTTTACTCAGAGTACCTTGGTCTTGCTGGTAGAGTTGATTGTATAGCAGAGTATGAAGGAGAGTTGGCGGTAATAGATTTTAAAACTTCAACCAAGATGAAACCTGAGAAGTGGTTAGAGAATTACTTTGTGCAGGAAATGTTTTATGCTTCTGCATACTATGAGTTAACAGATATACCTGTCACTAAACTCATCACCATTATGGTAACTCCTGAGGGTGAAGTAAAAGTGTTTGACAAAAGAAACAAAGGGGATTATATTAAATTATTAGTAAGATATATTAAAGAGTTTGTATCTAACCACACTGGGAATGAAACTAATGGACAATGAATTAGAGAAAGTATTAGAGAAGAAATTCTTTTGTCCTACTAGGTTTGCTCAGGCTATAGAGCAGATGGTATTAGATAATCCTCAGATGAATTATATAGATGCTATCATTCATTTCTGTGATCAGAATAGTATAGATTTAGAATCAGTGCCTAAACTTATTCCTAAACCATTGAAGGAAAAGATTAAGTATCAAGCACAAGAACTTAATTTTTTAAAGAGAACATCAAGAGCTAAGCTAGTTTTTTAATGATGCCTTTTGATTGTTATAAAACATACCTTGCTATGAAGAACCACTTCACCAAGGAAAAATTTGACTACCAAAAATTCGGAAACAAACTCAGTAGGATATCTGTAAAGTCTTTTTATAATAGGAAGGATAGGTTTTACTTTGAGAAGATGTCAAGGATGTATCCTGATAAGGATATAGAAAACTTCTTTGTATCTAATTTTGTAGGGAGAGACGACCCTCAAGTAGTATACATGGCTACCATCCTTAAGAAAGGAGAGCATACTTATAGAGACTGGCAGAAGAGAATCCAATCATTATCATATGTGTTTAAGAATGAGACAGGAGATTTGTTTGATGGTAGGAAGGTTGATGATGTATTCAATTGTTCTAAGGGACATCCTCTGATTTTAAAGAGACATCTAGCAGGTAAGATATCTATAGAGACTATGATTATATGTGATAAGATACTGGGGTATAGAAATAATTTTGATAAGAAGTTAGATGATGTAGTGTGGAAGAGTGTGAGTATGAAAATGAAAAAGTATTCTCCCTTCCTAAATATAGATGTATTCCACTATAAAAAAATCCTTAAGGATTTAGTACTTGACACTGCAAGGTGACTCAAGTATACTGGATACACACAAGCCAAATCTCAACAAATACGAGGTAATCTAAATGTCTTTTGATTCTCTAAGGAAACAATCCAAACTAGGATCACTAACTGATAAGTTAGTTAAAGAAGTAGAGAAGATGAACTCTTCTCCAGGAAGTACAGACGACAGGTATTGGAAAGCAGAACTAGACAAGACTGGCGTAGGGTCAGCAACTGTCCGTTTTCTCCCAGCTCCTGACGGTGAAGAACTTCCTTGGGTTAAAGTTTATTCTCATGCTTTTCAAGGTCCAGGTGGATGGTACATTGAGAATTCCTTAACCACATCAGGTGGCAAGGACCCTGTTTCAGACTACAACCGTACACTATGGAACAGTGGTAATGAATCAGATAAGGATACAGTACGTAAGCAGAAGCGTAAGCTTTCTTACTACTCCAACATTTATGTTGTAAAAGATCCTCTTCATCCTGAAAATGAAGGGAGAGTATTCTTGTTTAAGTATGGTAAGAAAATATTTGATAAGATTCTGGAAGCAATGCAACCAGAGTTTGATGATGAAACTCCAATCAATCCTTTCGATTTCTGGCAGGGTGCAAACTTTAAGCTGAAGATCGTTAAGAAGGATGGGTTCTGGAATTATGACAAGTCAGAGTTTGATAAGGTAGTACCTTTGTTAGATGATGACGATGCATTAGAGGCACTATGGAAGAAAGAGTATTCTCTATCTGCTATTACTGCACCAGACCAGTTTAAATCTTATGAAGATTTGGAGAGACGTTTAAAGACTGTCTTGGGGCACAAGCGTCCTCAAGCTCCTAGACTAGATGAGGAAGTTTCTAATGAGGAATTACCTCCAAGACCTGAAGAACAGGTCGCAGCAAATGTAGCATCTGCTAGTTCAGATGAAGATGATGCTCTTAGTTACTTTCAAAAGTTAGCTGATAGTTAACTATTGATATAGTCTAATATTTTCTCCTTTCTTCAAGGTGTCGTTCACATATTGAGCGGCACCTTTTTTATATGGCATGATTTCATCCATGTCATTAAGAATGATATTAATATATTGTGGTTTTAATATAAATATATTTCTTTTATCATTCTCTTTTTCAATTTCATATTGATAATTGGTAACTGCTTGAGTCATTTTAGCTACTGGAATAGTATCATAAGATTCTCCATTATAATATTCATAGTAGTATGCATTACCAGTTCCAACTGTTTCTTTTATTGTAAAGGTAACTTCACTACCAGTAGTTTCTGATGGAGCAAAAGTTTTCTTTTCTGGTATAGATGGTAATGTATAAGTGAACACAATAGCCACATCACCTACTTTAGTAACAGAAGTGACTGGAAATCTACCATTGTAAGTAGCTTCTGATACTCCTTTAATTAAAACTTCATCTCCTATCTTTAGATCTTTAATACCATTATCCATAGTGATAGTAGCTATTTTGGATTCACTTCCTGCTATCTGTTTTATTTTTGTATTGATTGCTTGAATATAATTTCCATTAGTTTTCCATGTGATAGGAGTTTGTAATCCTCCTTCTAATATAATTGCTCCTTTAATATTTTTAATTTCTTTAGTTTCATAATGATGAATACCCGAATATAATTCATCATAGGTTCCATATTTTTCAAGGAGGATTTCATCTAATGATGATTGAGGAAGAGGCCATTCAGATTGTATGTTAGTTATGTTATTAGAAAGTAATACTACCCAATCTAAATTAGGATCGTCATAGATTTTATAAGCTACATTATCAGGTCTTTCATCACCTATGATGTCATACTTAGTAAAGTAATTTAAGTTCTCAAATATATCAGGACGTAACTTACCACGTTTAAAAAGATTCTTTACCTCAATATAGTTTGAAATGTCATTAGAACCTGCAGTTCTATTAACATAATCAAAGTTTGGTACTTGTCTGAAATAGGGAGTTGCCATTGTTAGAATCCAGTTCCTTCTCTACCTTCTTGGTCAGTCCAATAATCGTCATTATATATAGGTGTTATTTCTTGGAATGAAAGTCCTACATCATAGGATGTCATAGAACCATCTCCTCTTCCATCATCACTGTAAGTGCTGTATGATCCATCAGGGGTATAGTTTACTGTGAATCCTGAAAGAGCACACATTTTAATGTTATTTAAGAAGGGATGACTGCCTCCATCTTTAAATGTATACTTTAATTTAAATACATTAGGACTCTTTAAGAAGATTCTACTAGTAGATCTCTTAGGAGCCATTTGTTTTTTAAAGAATCTAATAATATTCTTTACCATAACTGCTTCTTCTGATTCTCTAGGTGTAAATCTATACTGATAATTAAATGTTCTAAGTTTAGGTCCATTGAATAATACTTCTAAGTTATTGTTTATTGTTTGTCCTGTTGCTCTTCCTAGTAAGTTTGCTCCTACTGCTTTACCTGCAAAGTACGATTTTATTAACTGCGTATTAAGATCTTGTCCTGCTTGATTTCCTGCTTCCTTAAGTGCATCCATAGCACCATCAAAATCTAAACCCATTAAATTCATTCCTATATTAGCTCCTGCAATTTGTAATGGATTCAATTTTTCTTCAGCCCAACTTACTTGGTTAGACTCTGAAATTCCTGGTTGCATTGGAAGTCTGACTCTTCCTTTACTTACCTTTCTCCTATCATCTATATCAGGTATTACAAAACCTTCATTTTGTCCTGGAATAAATGAATGTTGATGTTCGTAACAGGTTATTTTAAAGTAATCATAGTCCTCATCATTGGTTTGATTTAAAGGGTAGTGTCCTCTGAAAACTGTATGATCAGTAGGGTAATTGCCCTGCATGTTGTCCCAATTTATATCATTCCACTTATTCGTTCCACCACCACCAGCAGCAGTAGCACCCATCTCTAATGCACCATCTACAGCACCTTTTGCTTGATTTATATCGGTAGGTGTAAAGTCAAATCCTTTTTGATTTTCCTCACTTAAACTATTATATAAATTATTAGCATTTGTTATTAAATTAGCTCCATTTTGCGGATCGCTGCTTAAAAAATACCTTGCATCTGAATTCTGAGGAACCCACTTACCGTTTGTATATTTAAGTACTCCTGGTTTAAATCCGCGGAGTTTTTTATTAGCAGTCGCAGTAATCTCGCCATTCTCCATTCGCAAATCCCAAATTTGCTTGGAATCAGTAGATAGGAAATTTACAGCACTCCCTGTATCTGTGACGGACATGAATATCTTTTTAGTTATTTAGTCTTAAAGTTTGCATAAGATAATGAACGCATATAATCTATCTCATCATTCTGTATTACATGTAGTCTTCCTACAATCTCTTGCCATGTATAGTTCC